AAGTTATCCTAAAAATCCCTCAACCCAAGGAAATCAGTCAACAATTAGAATTATTAATGGGAGGGTTTTAAGTGGGGATCGTTATCGACTTGGTTAATCTATTTGGAGTTTACTGCTCACATAACGTAATGCCCTTTTTAATGGGAGGTTGTTTCTAATGAATACTATTTATTATTTAACAGCATTCTTTATTGGGTTTTTAATATTTAGCAATCAAGTAGTTTTTAGTCGAATCAGGGAACAGTCCCAAAACTATCAATATGAAAATCCCAGAACCCGTTAAGGCGATCATGGTTGGAACTGTGATTGGTGGTCTTAGTTCAGTCCTGTTATCCCTAACATTAGAACCCGAAATATCAGAACTTAGGATGGGGCAATACGGTCTGTTTATCGGATTAATAGCTAGTTCCACAGCTACCTCAATAATCACCGCTTCTAGCCCCAACAAAGACCAATCAAAACCAGACTACACACCCAACAAACCGGAGCTAAAACCAGACTTTAACCTTGTATTAGGTGAACTAATCCAAAGGTCGGCAGAAAATCACCTTAATGCCTTGCTGCCTGGGACTCCTGAGTATTATACAGCCCTTGATCTATATTGGAAGACCCTTTCAGGGGAAAACGACACCCCAAACACCAACACCCAAAAAACCAAAACCCTACACCGTAATGATGGAGCCTAATACAGATGATGGATGGATTACCTCTAAGTGAAGATTACCCCCCGATTAGTGGGGATTCAGATACCCCGCAAAGGGAGCGCAAAAAGCCTAACAAAACACATAAACGGGTGATTGTTTTATTAACAGTTATTGCAGTTTGTGCTTTCATTTCTTTAGTTGGAAATAAATCAGGAATTATTAAAAAATTTGCTCCTAACGTTCCTGTTGCTGAAAACGTTGATATTTCAGCTATGACAGCAGCCGAACCAACGGGAGAGTCTTCAACAGAATCAGATAGTAACTCTGAAGATTTTCAGCCCTCTCCTGACCTGGAAATGCTCAGAAATGACTTGCTTGATAAGTCATTAAACGAAGTCGGGTTTCAGATTAATAACTTGAGTGAGTCGGTAGCAGAAACTTTCCTGTTACAAGCCAGAAGTGCAATCGAAAAACAACCAATTTCGATTGAGTTATTTCTGATTAAGAAAATTAACTTCTTAGCCAACAAACTTGATAAAGCAACCCTAGCGGGTGAGTTTAACGGTAGCCCCAAAGAACGTAAAGCAGCCGCCGATCTGTTATTTGAGGTTTGGGGTAATTTGTTGGCATTAAAACGCCACTGGGAAACCACAGCCGCCGATCAAGTTCAGATTAAATTTACCTCTGTTAATGTTGCGGTTTTAGCTTCTGATGTACGCCGATTTGCCGAGGTTTCAATGCAGTTAAGAATGCTCACTTACGAACAACAGAAAAGGACAGAAGCACTCCAAAAACAACTTGAGTTAGAGGCTCAAAAATTGGCAGAACAGGAGGCTAAAAATGGTAAAGCCAAATAGTTTTAATCGAGATAATTGGGGGGTTGCCATTGCTGCAACGTTGGGATTATCAGCAATTGGTTTATTTAGTGCCGCGTCAACTCAAATAGAAGATTTGAAAGGAATATCCCCATTTCAAAATAAAAGCGGTGAGTGGGGTCACACCCTCGTTATCGAACAAAAACCCCTCAGCAATTCCGGTCTATTATTCCTGGTCGGTCTAGGTTGTCTCGGTGGTGTTGCTGGTTTGGTATTAGGGGGTGAGCCTTTGATTAAAGTTGAGGAGCTTCCCTCTACCGTCCCAGATACCCTAAACAAAACCCTATCCTGGACTGTTTGGGGGATTGGTCAAGGGTTGGATTCCCTGGGTGACTTTGGCGAAAAAGGTTACGCCAAATCAAGTCAACTATTGATCCGTGCTATCCCACCGGATATTAAATCGAAGTTTCAATCCATTAAAAATGATTCCGCTTGGGTGAGTGAATTCCTGAGTTTACCCCACCAACGGTTAACAGGGGGAACGGGGTCGGGTAAGTCTAAGTTACTGGGATTGATTATTAGTCAATGGCTAGAAAACAATCCAGACGGTCAACTTTTTATAGCTGACCCGAACTACGGGAAACCCGATAATGACGGCTACCTTAATAATTGGTTCGGATTAGATAACCAATGGATTAAACAGCCTGATGATGAAATCGACGCATTGATTGATTACGTTCATGGCCAATTAGATGAACGGATTAAATGTTGCGTAGAGGGGGCTAAAAATGGGGCTACAAAGCTCTCTGACCTTCAAATTGATTTAACACCTATTTGTCTAGTTTGTGAGGAGTTCGACTCAATTGTCGAGCGTTACAAATCAGATAAAACTAATTCTCGCTTTGATAAATTAATTGAAATCATTAAACAGGGTAGAGGATACAAGATTAAGTTAATTCCTGTTGGACAGAGTGCTTCGGTTGGTGAGGGCGGTTTTACCTTGGCAACCCTTGAGAATATTGCCCAATTAATTATCTGTTATCCCGCAATCCCAGAAACCCAGTTGAGATATTTGGGCGGTGCTAAAGATGAATTAATCTTGATAGCTGAAAGGTTATTAAAAGATGGAAAACGTCCTGCTATTTGCACCATAAAAGGGCAGTCAAGAGTAGTTACAATCCCAAACTTGTCTGGATTTAACGTTAGTTTTGCTAACAACAACCCGACCGACCCTGACGATATTTGGTGGCAGGAAATGAACACAAGTCTGTTTAAGCTATCACTTGAACTTAGGGCTATTAAATATAGCCAAAGTTTGATTCAATCACCGCTTAAACAGATTTGTTCCGAATTGGGAATTGAACCCCGTTCAACCAACAAACGATATACCCAATACCTAAAACCCGCTTGGGAAAATCAGTTAGCTCAAGCCAAAACCCTTGTGAATAAATAGGAGTATCTGTTGTGAATAAAAGGTTGAAACTATTGACTATTGGATTGATTACCGCGACTTCGTTACTGTCTATTCCGATATTTTCCATGGCAGAATCAGCCTTTGAAGGTTCAGGAAATTATCTAGTATCGGTTGGCAACACACCCAAAAGACAGTTAATTATCAATCCCTTTGATTCAAGACAATTAGTTACCATTTCTTCGGATATCAAGTTTTCTTTACTTCGCATAAATCGTAATGCAATGGCAAGTAATTCCCCTTCTTCTACAAGAAAATTCGTTTTTCTTGACAGAAAAGAGTCATTAATCATAGTATTCGAGCCGTCTAAAGTCAACAAAAAAACCAGGGTAACGGTTCGTTTTGAACAAGCTGACATCACCCAAATTAACAAATAGGACAACCATGAAACCATCAAGAATTGCTTTGATCTCTGCCCTAACACTACTTATCTTTTTTGGAATCCGAGGAATGACGGTAGAAACCGCTATCAAGACGGGATTTGAAAAAACTATAGGAACTTTATCCTATTGGTTTGGTGGCAGCATTAACGCCGACAGCAATCAAAGATCCTTGCCCAAAAACCAGGGTGATGATTCTGAGACAATTACCCCAATTGAATCCTTGGAGGACGTTAGAGAATGAGAGTTATTTTTTATGCTGGAGGATTGTTGGGATGGGCTTTTCTGATTTATTTCACATGGAATCAGTCTATCCCTTGGTGGTTCAAGAAAGGGTTTGCTGAAACCGTTAAGGTTGTTCCCGATATAGTTAAAACTATTCCGACTGAAGATTGGGCTAAACCCAAAGAAGAACCTAAACCAGAAGACAAAAAGCCCGGTGAAAGTAAAGAGAATAAACCAGGGGAGTCCAAGGAAGAAACCTCTAAAAAACTATTCTCAGGCGAATTTAAACTAGGTGGCTTGCGGTCAAGATATAACCTTGACATCCCACAAAATAAAGAGTCAGAAGCAGCAGGGAAACAGGACATGGGAGTCAAATAGCAATGAATCAGAAACTGGAGGAGAGGATAAAGGATTTTGAGGAACAGTTGGATGACGCTTATTTCTGGCTTTTCGTTGTTGCTTTGCTCTTGGGCTTTACAGTTTTTAAATTCGGAATACCCTCTCCCCAGGTTCCTCAATCCTCAACAGCAACATCATCAGAAACAGTCACGTTAGGAAAGGACGCGCCCAAATTTATCTATCCCCACTCAACCCCCTACCCAGTAACTTCTGGTTTTGGGATGAGAGAACATCCTGTAACGGGAGGACAAAAAATGCACAACGGAATTGACTTCGCCGCCCCATCGGGCGCAAATATTCTGGCTGTTGCCGATGGACAAGTCTCGTTTGCGGGTGATATGGGGGGATGCGGTAACGCAGTCGAGATTAATCATTCCGGTGGCTACCTGTCCAAATATTGCCACGCCTTAAAAGTTTTAGTTCAGAAGGGTCAATCAGTCAAAGCGGGCACTCCTATTGCCTTAGTAGGTACGACGGGAACCTCAACAGGAAACCATCTGCACTTGGGCATAAAACTCAACGGAAAATACATCGACCCTAAAAAAGTTATCCCTATAATGGAGCCAAAAAAATGATTTTCAATAACTTAATGATGTCAGCAGTAACCGGATTTGCCTTGATCGGACTATTGAAATCACCCGCTATTCAATCGGTAGCTGGTACAACTCAAGTATCAGGTGATATCTCCAAAGCAGAAGCTCCCGAAGATATTAAGAAAGCAGTTAGTGAAGCAGGGATAAGTGATCCTAGTTTTGCTTGGGCGATCGCTCATATCTTGAAAGTAGAGGGGGGTTGGTCAAATCACCCTGCCGATGGTGGAGGAAAAACAAAATTCGGCATTATTGAAAGTGTAGCTAAACGCCACGGGATAAACGTTTCGACCATCACACTACCCCAAGCAATCAAAATATATTATCAAGATTATTGGTTGCAGTCGGGCGCAGATAAAGCGCAGAAACCGTTAAATTTAGCCATTATGAACTCCTATGTTAATTCTGGCAAAAAGTGGAGCATAACGGGGTCTACACCATCAGAACAGGCGGTTAATTACATTAAATCCCAGGATGATTACTACACTTCGATTTACACCTCCCGACCTTCTCAGACTGTATTCAAAACTGGGTGGCATCGCAGGACTAAATACATGATGGATGCTGTTAATGGTGGTAATCCTAGTTGGTAAGTGTTGGACAGTTAACATTCCTGAGAAAGTTTAACCCCTATTATCTCAGGAATGAAGAAAACCATAGATAATGAACAGGAATCTTAATGGCAAAAGCAAAATTAAAATCAGAATATCCAGAGATCGCGGAATTAGTTGTTGAGACAGCAAAAAAGCGCGGGGGAAATCAACAACTAACTGATATTAACTGGGTAACAAAAACCCTGTTTAAATATCAGAACGGCGCGATTCCTTTGACTGATACAGACTCGGATTGTGTTAGGATTGGAGAGGGACTAAGACCTCGTTACGAGTGGCAAATAACGCGAGATCATATAGCTTTTGCGGATGCCAACAGTGCTAAGAAAGGATGGAAAACTTAGGATGGAAAACTTAGGATGCCTACTCGATGAAGTGGAAAAAATATCAAGAGGGGTAAGCGATCGCCATTATTCTATCTTTAAATTCAGCACTCACTTTAAAGGTGCTTTTGGAACACCCGATAGATTAAGGCTTGAACTGCCACACCTTCCAGCTTTTGACACTTTAGAAAAATTACTAATCTGGATGGTTAGTGAACGGGTAAGTTTTTCGGATATTGAAACCGAGAATATTGAAGGTTTTAAAATTCATAATGGGATCTACCATGCGGAGGGAGATTTTATAGGTGACTAGGGAACAATTAGAATATATCTGGTTGGTTGATAGTTTGGTATTTTCCGAGACCGGAAAACATCTTGATAGCTTGACTAGAAAGATTATCGAGGGAATATTAAACGATAATACTTATCCTGAGATTGCCAAAAATCTAAATTATGGATCTGCTTATATTGGCGATAAAATCAGAATAATATTTAAAATTCTAAGCAGAAGACTTGGTGAAAAAATTGATAGATACAACTTCTGTTGGGCAATTGAAAGAATTTTAATATTTGACTATAGCCCATCTGTTATCAACTATTTACAAACAACAACGGATAATGACCAAAACATTTATCGGAATTGACCCCGGAGCGACGGGGGCAGTGTGTAGGATTTCTAATGGTGAGGTTAAATTTCTCGACTGTCCAGTTATTAAAATCGGGAGCAAGATACGCCCTAACCCGACATTAATGGCATCTGGACTGAAGGAAATGATCACCCTCAATACTCACCTAATTATTGAGAATGTTCATGCAATGCCCAAGCAAGGGGTATCTTCTACTTTTAACTTTGGGATGGGTTTTGGGATTTGGATTGGGATTATTGCAACGCTAGGAATCCCGATGGAGTTTGTTACTCCCCAGGCATGGAAAAAGCACTACAGCCTAATAGGAAAAGATAAGAAAGCGTCAAGGGTGATGGCGTTGCAGATGTTTCCAGGTGAAACTAACAATCTTAAACTCGAAAAACATCACGGGAGGGCAGAGGCGTTATTATTGGCAGAATATTTAAGGCGGAGATATTGAGGGTTTGATTTGTACTATAATAGGAGTTAGCGCAGAGGACTAAATCAATAATTATGAAATTATCGGCATACATAGTAGCCCCACCTTATCCCCCTATTCCTGTGGTGGTAATGACAAATAAAACAAGCCACTGTTTGAAAATTAGAAAGGGCGAGATAGGATCTCAGTGTCTTGATGGAGAGTCCATTCACCTAATGGAAAATCGAGTTGCTCTCGAAAATCTTTTAACAGGAAAAACGATTACTTTATAGGTTAAGTTTCAACAAATAAAAAGCACCCTAAATTAATGATTGATAAAGGACAAAGCAAATGAGAGATATTAAAATCTTTAACAAAGATGGTTTTCTGAATTTCGTGGAAGGCAAGTTAGCGTCTACAGGGGATTATAAAAAAGCAGATCGGTGTCAAGGATCTATCTTTGAAGCACTGAAACCAGGCTATTTGATTGAACTCCAAGATGGAGTATTTGTTTTAAATAAAGACCTGGATCTTCGGCGCGAGGTCAGTCGTGGCGATATATAACCAGTGATTAATAGCTAAAACTTTAAACCCCTGTAAATTAATTTACAGGGGTTATTTTTTACCATTTGGAAGTCTGGCAAACAGTTCCCCAACCCTCAAAAATTTCCTCAAATCTTTGAGGTTGCAATCCAAAATAAAATAGAGTTTGGGAGAATCGGTTTTGGTTTTGTTTCTTCCCATCCTGCGCCCGTTTTGGGGAATAAAAAGTTAACCGAGTTGACGGTAGGCAGAAGCGATCGCACCGATTCAAAGCCTTTTTGTACCAAACCGTACTGTTGTCGGTATTGGTTAACAAGAATGCTTCCGCTTCAGTCTCGTTCAATGTTGCAATCAATTTATCAACAACCTTCTCAATAAATCCCGCGCTGTAGGGAGGATTTAACCAGAGTGTTTTAGCCCGTCTCCAGTTCTGTTTGAATCCGTCATCCTTTGCTGTAAAATACTTTTTTGCTTTTACCGTTTGGTTGGCAAGTTCACAGCTAAAAGGGTCTAATTCAGGAAATCCATAAAACTCATGGACTAAATCAATCAAATCAGATGGGGTATAATTTTCGTTTGAATCAAGAATTACGGGTTGTGTTTCAAATAGTGAAAGTTGTTGTATAATCATTATGTTGTTGCTTTGTGTGTTTGCTTTTTAAAAGTATCTGAGATTCTCTACAAACTCAGATACTTTTTCTTTATTATAAGGTATTTGTGTTAAAATAAATATTAACTTAAATGTTAGTAAAATTATGAAATCAGAAAATAAGAAATGTGGTTTTGCTGCTATGAGCCCAGAAAAACGTTGGGAGATTTCTAGCAAAGGCGGTAAAGCATCTCACGATAAAGGAACGCTTCATAAATTCACGCCAGACGAGTGTAGCGATGGCGGGGTTTCCACATCACGAAACAAAGACTACATGACTGAGATAGGTCGTAAAGGTGGCAAGGTATCTCGTGATAAAGGAACACTGTACAAGTTCACTTCTGAAGATTGTAGAAAAGCGTGGAAAAGATCAACATGAACAAATTTAGATAAGAATTGAGGAAGTAAAATGACAACAGAAACAGCATCAACGGAAATAGCTACGCCGTCGATTGTAGGGTATTTACTCGACAATCAAGGAAAGACGATTAAGTGTAAAGTGACGATAAACTCAAAGGGATATATAGTGTTTTATCCCGTGGACGAGGAGTGCGATCGCAATACCAATAACGACTGATTATGTTAATGTTTTCGTGTTATAATAATATTGGTGGAAAGATTCTCTCTTAAAGTTACCCGGCATCCGCTTGGTGGCTTTTTGTTTTATGGGTTTGGGTGTTAGAATATTATTGGAGAGATCAGAGGGAGAAATGCCAACGACAACTGATTATGTTAGCTCCGGTTATAAAATGGTGACAGATAAACAGAGGGATGAAATGGGACTAAATCAATTCCAGGTTTAAAAATATAAGGTATATTGCTTATACCCGTACCTTCAGGAACTATCAAGCTATTGCCATTTAATAACCCAATCATTTTAGAATTAATATCTAATTCAGTGTTTAAGTGGAGTTTAGTTTTTTCAAATAAACTACCATTATTTTTAATCTTAATACTCCACAACCCCGTGGGATATAAAGCTAAAATACTACCATTCCCCAACAGAGAAACACCTTTACAGGTCGCATCCGATGGGTCAATACTATTTGAATTGACTAAACTATTTGAAGCGTAATCATAAATTAAACATTTATTATTATATCCAGGTTCAGGAAACAAAACCAACAATTCATCAACAGTCATCACAGCATGAATATATCGTTTATAATTTGTTAATTCAGAAATTTCAGTTAAAACTAAATTACCTAAATCTAATAACGCAAACGCTTTAGTTCCTGCAATCAAAAATATCTTACCATTGGGCAACAGGTAAGCACCGTTATAGGCGGGTGTTGACCCTCCTGAGAATACTGTTGTAATCTTTTGAACACTATCATCTAATGGGTTGTAAATTGCTGCATATAGAGCATTATACGGAGGAAAAAACACCCTACCATCAGGTAGTAACGTCCCCCCTAAATATCTATTGGTTGTGACTGTGACTATTTCTTCTTCCCATGTTGAGGTGATGTTAAATGTGTTTGCTTGACTATTATAAATTAACGGTTGTTTCCAATTTCTAGGGGGGAAAACAATTGTTTTTTTATCAGCACATAAAACACCCTTTCCATAACTTGGTGAATTAGTAGCATATTCGTGATTAGCAAAGTCAGCACCCCTTAAATTTGTCAAAGGGTTATAAATTGAATAGCCCCACGTTTTCTCTGTAAACTTGCAGAATACATTACCGTCCGGCATCAAAACCATATTGTCAATTCTTTTCAAAAAAGCACCAGAATCAGCAACAAATAACATGATTTACCCTCTATTATAAAAAGCACTTAAACAAACCTCTTTGGGTAAAGTTCCCAAAGATGAATCCCAAATTGTGAAACCATTATTATCTAATACTGCACCATGTGTACAATAAAACATTTTTCCTGATGGTAGCATCACCATACCACTAGGGAGTTGCTGTAACGTTGGCAGCGTTGTATGTCCAACATTAGTTAAAATATTATTTTCAATGTGATATTTGTTTATTGTTGAACTATTAACCAAGAAAACATCACCATCAGGAGACAATCTAGTAAAAGCAACGCTTGAACCAGTCATCCCTTCTTTGTCTATTATCTTTTTACTGTAAATATCAATTAAATTTAACCCATGAACATTACCAAAGACAGCCAAACCACCATCATAAAGCAATGCACCTTCGTTGTCCCAGGTATTTGAAGCATTAAATCCGTTTGAATCTATTTGTTCCCAAACATGATTAAATGGATTATATATATATGCCTGATATGTAGAACTATTATTAACTAATAATAATTTCCCATCAGGTAGTAATGTTGTTGTAGTTGGTGTGATGTCCGATAAAACAGATGGAGTATTAGGGAAATATTCAAAAAACGTAGTCTTTGGATTAAAAAAACCAAATCTCCTATCAATAGTTGCATTACAAATAGCAACTTTTCCATCACGCATCAATGAGGCATCATTAACGCGAAAAGTCCAATCATTAAGTGCCTGATAAGTTCCATCTTCATTTACCAGTAACCAACTTCTATTATTTGTAACTCCACAAAAAAGAATCCTGCCATCTAACAATAAAACTCTTGGGTAATAATCGGAAGCTGGTAAAGTGAAAGTTGTAAAAGTGTTATCAGCGGGATTAAAAATATAACCCTTGGACGAACCACCATTGGCTGTTCCACAGTAAACCTTGTTATTGAAGTGTAGTACAGCACCTGATGGTTTGTCGGCTATCGCTCCGGTTCCTATAAACGTAAAAGGCATATATACCCCCAATCAGTTAACAATGAATTATTACTAATATAATCTATTTTATTATTTTCTGCTATCGCTCTTTCTAATCCTATTCTAATACTGTCATAATTAGTCAAGGTGTTTACATTATTATCAAGATAACCCCTTTTATTTTCTATGGTTTGAAAATAATATTGTTTGTTGATAAAACTGAAATCGGTTAGTGATGTGTTCTCATCATCGGGTGCTAACTTTTGATTTTCTAAACTTGCTTTGAAAAATTGACTACTTATATAAGAAAAATTTGTTAGTAACTCACTATTGCCAACTTCAAAATTATAACTTTCTTCGGCGATTTCATTGGCATTGATAACGGGAATCAGTCTAGGTACAATATCATCCCATGAAACCAATACATAAGATTTCAGGTCAACTCTATTTTGAGATATTCCATTAGTTATCAATGCTTTTGTCAGAGTCCAGTTTGCTAATTCAAAACTATCACTTTTTTGAGTTGAACTAAAAAACTTCCAACATCCGAGAGTGGCAGGAATATCTTGCGGATTTTTAACAACTCCGGTTTTACGCCAAACATAAATTGCTTGGTCAGCACCCATTCCCACAAACATAAAAAGCCCATCTTCATCCGTATTATCAAATGTGAAATTATTGGTTAACTCTTGAGTATTTGCCACCCAAAATGCACTGGATTTGTAATTAGGCATAAGATTAATCCCTTAATTTTAAACGGTCTTCTCTCGTCATAGTAAAAGGGTCAATGTAATCCCCCCTCTCTTTCTCTTTCTCGTCATCCGTCCTGATTGCTGTCACAAAATAAACCAAACTTTTGTTATCAATATTATTTATTTTCGGCAACTTAACTGGCGATGAACGTCTAAACTTTGCATTGTCAGAAAAATTGAAAATCTTTTCATTGTCAGAAATATAAGGGAATTTCTGCCTTTTTCCAATATTGGCAGCAAGGTTATCATCCCTCAAATATACCAGATCATAAAATCCGTAGTATTTTTGGGTTGGATAATCAAAACTTCTTGGGTAATTATCTGAAATGCCTTTAAGGATTGCGGGGGTTATCCATGCGGGGTTTGTTATCCCTCCAGAATAACCAGGGTAAAATCCATAGACGACATTACCTGTTTGATATATCTTTTCGTAGGTCTTGATAGTATGCGATGCGTCGTTGTTGACAGTCTCGATCTCTGCTATCTTAAATTGCGCTCTTGCTGTTCCGTTTTTTAGGGAATCAACAAATGACCTACTGCCAACCATCTCACCTACCCTAATGGTATCTTGAACGGGAAACGACAAACCTAGCGCAAAATTGTCAATGGCATCATCTTCTCCTGCACTTATTTTTTCGGCAAGATACAAGTCATTGTTTGAATAATTTATATTATTGTAGTATCTAATAATATCATCGGTAACTAATCCAGTTCCTAATACATAGCCTGAACCTTTGTAGTAAACACCAAAAGGAAATCCATAAATAAACTTAACATCATCCGGCTTATAAGAATTTGCTCCTACATAAAATTTACTAAACCTTTGGGCAGAAAACACTGAATTGAAATCAGTATCTTTTTTGGGCATTGGTATCTCACGACCAACAGTATAAGAGTTGAGACCTATTGACGTGCTTAACCCTTGAGAATTTAATCTGTAAGTGGATTGACTATAGCTAGTACCGTCTCTACATAAATTATCTGATGTTGGAAAGAAGAAATAAGGATTCAAAAATCCATCATAATCAAGCTCTTTTATCCATTCTGGTAAACCCGTTATTTTACCGTCTCTAATTGGATAATATTTAACGCTTGGTGATGTACCATTGACTTCAATAACAGTCAATCTTCTAAACTGAAAGCAGCAATAATTATTTTTACAATTCCTTTTTATAGCTAGACTTGAACCAACAGTCTCCAATTTTATCTGCTGTTCCGCCCCTTCTAGTAACATGAATATATGACGAGTTTTTGAAATAGAATATACCTTAGTGTTTGCATATAAATTTAACGAGTTTGGCACTAAAGGATCTAACATTTCATCGACATTTTTAGTCTTGTCAAAATCAAAGTTTTCTCTGTTCGTGAGCAGAATTTCAGACATTTTCCCAGGGAATAAACCCCAGTTAGAGCCAATACTTTCTGACCAGGTAAAGTCATCTAAAATCACGTCTAAAGGGTGAATCCAGTCATCGGGGATAGCGTCATCGTCCTTTGTTTCTGGGTCGTTGTCTGGCAGGCTTCCTATTAAGTTAACCGGAAACGTACACAAAAGTTCACTCGCAGTGGTCTCATATATTTTAATATTGTTAAAATATATTTCAGCCATATATTTTGAGTTAGGAGAATCTACAATATCAGATTTCTTGGGTGGCAATTTTTCCCCCGCCTGACTATGAGATGGTTGATCACCGCCACCGCCACCGCCACCGCCACCGCCACCGCCACCGCCATAATAAATATCAAAAGGTAAAAATCCGGGGTTAGGAGACACTGCAACTTTCTTTAAAACAGCAGAAATACCCCCCGGTGCAACGGGAGGGTCATCGGGAAAAATAGTCCATTTACCTTCAAAATATTGACTATGTCCAAATTTTCTTGCTTTTCCGGCCCATATTCCATCACCCGCATCGTGAATAGCTGTCATTACGAACAAGCCACCACCGCCTTCTATTGGTGTAAAAGGAGTATCAAAACCAAAGGAATACATACCACCCCGTATCTCAGGCTTATAGCTAATCTTATCAGCTTGACTACTTGCGCTTTTAAAGCCTTCCATACTACTCCCTACCTCGTAAAACAAAATCTTCCCATAAATACAAGTGTTACCATCAGGTTGAACTGTTGGGGGGCCAGAAAGAATGTAAACATTTTGATGTGCGTTAAATGGTGCATATTGACCATCAAAACTTGCCGTTATTTCAACTGTGAGACTAACAGTATATTTCCCGATATATGTAGGAACTAAAACAATATCTTGACTCCCCATGGGTTCACCGCCAGCACCGCCGACATCATAACCTCCACCCGACCCTCTAGGTGAGACAGTAGCGGGGCTATAGCCATCACCAGGATGGGGTGAATCAGGGCGTTTAAGAATTAATCTAATATCCCTTTCTGTGGGATTGTGTAATATCATTTTACTAAAAACTATTTTCTCTCGTGATCCGATTGCTGCGGTTGGGAGATTATTGGATTTAGTATAATCCTCGAATTGCCATGCACTAGCACAAGGATATCGTCGCATTGCCCCAAAATCATAAAGCCAAGACTGTCCAGTCTTAAATGTTACGGGCGATGATTTCTTTACAAATTTAACCCAGAAAACATTGGCTTTTATTGGAATTGTTGTAACTGCGTCTCCTATCGTATCGTGCCTGTGATTTCCTTGGCTTGTTTTCTTGTTTTGGCTCATATAATTATAGTCTCCCAGGTTAATTCTGTTTTAATTCTTATTTCGCTAATCTCAAGAATATTCCCTTTCAATACCTGATCAGGGATAGTATCAGACTCAGAGGAACTAATAATACAATAGTCTTTTTCTAGTGGGGCTGCATAGCAAACGAGAGCGTCACTATAGTCGGGCTCGGAAGCTCTAAACAAAAATAAACAGTCATAGATCACATTGCCTTTATTCGACTCAATCAATACAGGGGCTGTATTGTAATCCGTTACTATACCAGGTCTTCCCTGTGCAGTTCCTAATGATAGTATCGGGTTAAGTGGGCAGAAAGTCGCCCCATCTTTTGTGTTGTCAAATTGATTTAAACATTTTTCTATAAAATCTTGAGAAGAATTATATAGAATTACATTGGTTCCGTTTTCGTGCCTAACTATATTAACATCTTTTGCAACTCCAAGAAAATAACCATCAACCGATGTATTTAAAAAGTTGCTATGAATTGTTGTTGCATTTTCAAAGAACGGAACTAAAAGTAAATTAGGGTCTGTTTTAGCATAACTTCCCCCAATTATTGGGACTGTTTCATGGCTGATGTAGATCGTTTTTTTTGATGACGACAGCTTACTGCTATCAAAACTAATTTTATCGGGCAAGCTAACAGAGAACAAAGCCGACGACTCATTATAGAAATATCTAATATCATCAGAAGAAAACCTATAAAATTTATTATTCCCTTCCTTAATATCAGCAATAGCTCCAACATATAAATATGGATTAACACCAGTATAACTTCCTCCGTTGTAGGAACTGATCCAGACATAATAATCCCCCGACATTCCCCAATTGTATTTCGCCTGTTCCTCTAAAAATTCAACGGTAGGAAAGAAAAAAATTACTTCCCCTGTGCCGAATACTTCTGGTGGCAAGGTTTCTTCAGTCATAATCTCAACCAACAAATAAACTTAACTTCTCAAAAGTTGGCATCCGTCGCCCAACCTCCACATCTTCAGAACACAGCCACCAATTACAAAATGATTTGATTTGGTGATTATTTGCGATCGCTTCCAACTCCCCCCATAAAAAATCACAGGCGAGTTTATCAAGATCCGACTTATACCACAAACTTGCCTCAATAAAATGTACCGGAATATCGCCAAACATCCCAATTATTTCAGGGAGACGAGCCAAAATAACGGGGGCATTGTAACTCTTGATGTGAGTTTGAATCCCAACTTCTACCGGAAAATCCTTAGCTAGTTCGTGGCAGATATTAGCGATCGCACGCCATTTATTCAGAAGATGTGGTCTGAAATCTCCTAAAATTATTCGCGCGCTAGGATTAGCAGTATAGGCAGCTTCACAATAACGTTTTAGGTCATCGAGGGAATAGTCGGGATACGGAACCCCAAGGTCATCGCTCCACTCATTTACTAACACCCACTCAGTGATCTGTGGAAATCTCTCAACCCTTCTATGCACCCATTCAATAATTGAATCACAACCGGAAAATGGGCAGGGTTTGTGATGTTTGTTGCCATATAAAAACTGCGCTCGGATGATTTTATTAGGGAAATTCAGAGAGTTCTTCGTGCCATCTTGATTAAAAGGTTGCCAGTGATAGCCGATCACAACCCCGTCAAACGGGGTCAAATCCAAAGCCAAAGAACTTCCACAGGTGAATTGAAGCATCAACTAGAGCCACCTCCTGCCACCCAACCGCCATTGAAAGCGGTATAAACTATTCCCGTTGACGTATCCTTCCAAGACTCCCGATTCGAGTTAGGAGTTTTACTCAAGCTGTCGGGGGTTCCGGTGTGGAGTCTCATTCTTGTGTCTACTTCTACCCATGTTGTGCCGTTGTAGATGTAACTAATAACTGAATCATAACTATTGACGGCGTTATTCTCCTGATACCGCCAACGGGTTCCGGTGGCAGCCGCACCCGTCGGCAAAGTGTTAGCAGAAACTTCAGTATCACTAGAAACAAACCAGCGACCAGTCCCACCCGTTGCTGTGTAGCACGATTTACTATTAGCAGTTGCGGTGGATGTTTTATCTAGTCCGAGCCACGTCTTTTCGGCTCGCGCCCAAAAGATAATCCCATCCTCTAAAGTCGTGATGTTTAATGCCACGATTGCAGCGATATTAGTTTGCGTCGCCATGTGCATAATTAAATTCCTTAAATAGCAGCTACAGTTAAGTTTAGCAAAGTCGAACCATATCCAGGAGATGGGGAGTTCCATCCCTCAACATTGTCAGAATCCCAATTATTAATCCCGTCAGAATCCCAGATCAGATTAATAGGAACATCTGAAACTAGACAATCCATTTTAGATCCTGAGTTTAGAAAAACTTTGGTTTGTAATTGCCACGGGTTGCCCTGTTCAATCTTCGCATTAAACAGAAACGGTCTAATGGTTAAATAGCCGTCCGTTGATAGAAGATTAGAAGCCACACCCCCAATAAGCATATAATCCTGAGTCGGATTCAAAAGTGTGGTCAAATTATTTTCAACCCTAACGTTTATTGATTCAGCTAACGCCATATTTTCATTTTTAAAAACTACTTATATTATATAATAAAACAATAGTTTTAAGTTGATTAATTATGATCAATCAAGAATTAGAGAATGCGATTGCTATTGTGGAAAAATGGTTAGCCCCTCAATTCCTAGGAAAGAGGGCAGTATTTAT